TCATCGACGACCCGTTCGCCGACATGGAACAGGCGTCATCGGCTTACCACCGCGAGCGCGTGTGGTCGTGGTGGACGTCGGTCGCTACGCCGCGGCTTGCACCGGGCGCGCCGGTTATCTTGATCAGGACCCGCTGGCACGAGGACGACCTCGCGGGGCGGCTCGTCAAGGCGGAAGACGGGCACCGCTGGCGGGTTGTCAACATCCCCGCGCTCGCCGACCACAAGCCCGAGGAGGGGCAGTCCGATCTGCTCGGCCGTGAGCCTGGGCAGTGGCTTGAGTCGGCCCGGGGCAGGACGCCTGCCGAGTGGGAGCAGATCCGGATCTCGGTCGGGACCCGCGTGTTCACCGCCCTGTACCAGGGCAGGCCTTCCCCGGACCAGGGTAACGTGTGGCTGCGCCAGTGGTGGCGCCGCTACCAGGTGCCGCTGTGGTCGCAGCACCCGACGGTGGCCGGGGCGTGGCTGGTCGACGCGGACGAGGTCCTGATCTCCGTCGACGCCGCGTTCAAGGACACCAAGTCGAGTGACTTCGTGGTCATGCAGGTGTGGGCGCGCAGGGGCGCGATGGCCTACCTGCTCGACCAGGTCCGCAAGCGGCTCAGCTTCACCGACACCATCACGGCGCTGCTCGCCCTGATCGCGAAGTGGCCGCAGGCCTCCCGCAAGCTCATCGAGGACAAGGCCAACGGCACGGCGGTCATCGACTCGCTGAAGTCCAAGGTCGCGGGTCTCGTGCCGGTCAACCCGACCAACAGCAAGTACGGGCGCGCCACGGCGGTTGCCCCGTTCATCGAGTCCGGCAACGTGCTGCTGCCCGAGAAGGACATCGGCCTGTTCGACGCCGAGGAACTCGTCACCGAGGCAGCCGGGTTCCCGAACGCGGCCCATGACGACATGGTCGACGCGACTTCCCAGGCTCTCGCGGAGATGTTCTTGGACGGGACCGGGGCGCAGGCATGGCTGAACTGGGCGAAGCGCAAGGCAGAGGAAGCAGCAGCTGCCCGCGGTGAGGCTCCCGGCGCGGTGCCTGTCGCGGACGCCGCGCCGGGCCAAGACGACCCGCCCGTACCGGCCGGTGACGGGGGTACCTGGCGGGTCCGCTCCAGTGACGGGCAGCGTGACTACGTGATCGGCCCTGACGGCCGGTGCCCGTGCCAGGCGGGGATGCACGGGAAGCCGTGCAGGCACGTCGCTGAGGCGGTCGCGGCGGGAGCGAAGTTCGAGGCTCCGCTGAGCCCGGAGGAGATACGCAGGCGGGCGCGGAACGAGGCGTTCAGAGCGCAGCAAGGTAACTGGCGGTAACCGATGGCGGGTCTGGGTCTCAGAAAAACCGGGCGGAGACCGAAGTGCAACTACGGAACGTGGCATCCGTCCGGTTCTAGGTGCGGCTCCCGCTCTTAGGGCGGCCCGGGGCAGTCACCCCACGAACCGCCGGTCCTCCCACGTTCCGGTCTCCCGGTACTCCGCAGCCTCGCGGACGCACTCTGCGCACCGTTCGCCGCTGACGGTTCCGTGCCACCCGCACGGCCACGGTTCCGACCACCGCCTTGGGATCAGGTTCCACATGGGGTCGTGCGGCAGCGACGCCCGGTAGGCCCAGTACGCCCGGTGAAACACCCGAGCCCGCGTCAGCCTCTGCGCTGCCTGCACTCTCCTGATCGCCTGCAGCCGCGACCTTGCCAGCCTGCTCATCACCCGCCCATCATCCCAGCTACGCCCAGTCGGCGGGCAGTTGCGCGTCGCACTCCGGACACAGCCACGCGACCCGCTCGCGGGTCCAGAGCGTGTCAACGGGAACCGCGTCCGGGTGCCCGCACGGGTCAAGCAGCTTGCCGTCTGCGAGCCGGAACCAGCGCTCGCCGGAACCGAACCCGAAGAACGCCAGCTCGCGCACGCGCTCCACTAGCAACGGCTCGGCGCAGTGCAGTCTTTTGAAGGCCTCCGTCGGCGTTGCCGCGCTTGTTTCCACGGTCCAGCGAGCGACGATCGTCAGCCCGGTGACCAGCTGCGAGGCCAGGAACGGCGTGACGTGGATCCACGGCCCCTGATCGGCTGCATCGGTGAAGCGAAGTCGACCGCTGCAGTTCTCGACGGTTATGCCGTGGTAGCCGCCGTGATCCAGCGTCGCGGTCACGGCCCACTCGGCACCCGGCGCCGCGGCTCGTCGCTTCACCCGCCCATCATCCCCCAACTCCCCGGAGGGAACGACGTGCCCGACAAGGACGCGCGCCAGACCGCCAGCGACGTAGCCGCAACCCTGGGCATCCCGGCCGACGTGCCGATGACAGCGGAGCAGGCGGAGCGGTTCAAGGCGGAGTTCGAGCGCGCGATCGCCGAAGGTGCCCCGCTGCTCCCGTGGCTCCCGCCCGCGCCGGACCCGAAGCCGGAACAGTTCGTCCTGCAAGTCGACTGGCAAGAGGACGGCGAGCCCCGACAGGACCTCTACGGCCCGTGGAACATCAACGCGGACGACGAAGCGCACCTCGCGCAGGTCACCGCTTTCCTGACCGCGTGGCGTGAGACCACCGGGCTGGACCCGGACCTGGTCACGATGACGATCGTCCAGGACCCTGACGCATGGCTGCGGGCGCGGCAGGAGGGGCGCGGCTGATGGCCGACGAGCAGCCTCCCGTGTTCGGCTTCAGCGGCTCCTGGCCGTTCAACGGCAAGGTGACCGTAGGCGGCCACCCGGTCGGAACTGTCACCGGCTGGACCGTCACCGCCCCCGCCGACGGGCTGCCCCACGTGACACTCACCCTGCTCGCCCCCACCGCCCTCGCCCTGGCCCTCGCGCAAGCGGACGTGACCGTGGACGACCGTACCCGCGATGCCCTCCTGAAGCTCGGCTGGACTCCGCCTGAGAAGTAACGGGAGGCACGCCGGATGACGCTGCGCTCCCGCCTCGCCGCCCCTCCTGCGCCGTCCGCTGAGCTGGTGCCCGTCAGCAAGATCTACGGCAACGCCGTCCCGCCCCAGATCCTCGCGGCCGAGCAGCAGCAGATGATGACGCCAAGCTCCCCGTTTTCGCCCGGCGAGCCGATCAGCCCCTACGACGGGTACTCCCGCCAGCCGCGCACCCGCGAGTACACCCCCGGCTACAACATCGCCACCAGGCCGAGACTCCACGAGCGCACCTCGTTCGACATCCTGACCGGCCTCATCGATGCTTACGACGTCGCCCAGATCGCGATATGGCACCGGATCAACGCGCTCCGCGCCGTCAAGTACCGGCTCGTCCCGGCTGACGGCTACAGCGGCGACGTCACCGGCGCCATCACGCTCGGCAGGCAGGCCCTCCGCAAGCCTGACCGGCGCCACTACTTCAAGAACTGGCTCGCCAAGTGGCTCTACGACGTCCTCGCCTATGACGCCGGAACCCTCTACCGGCTCCGGAACAGGGGCGGCCGGTGCATCGGCCTCGCCCCGGTTGACGGCACCACCATCGCCCCGCTGCTGGACTACTGGGGCAACGAGCCCGAAGGCGACGCGCCCGCCTACGTGCAGTTCGTCAACGGCCTTGTCTGGGACTGGCTGACCAGGGCCGACCTGGTCTACGAGTCGATGCGGCCGGTCAACAAGTCGATCTACGGCAAGGCGCCGATCGAGACGATCATCCTCAACGCCAACACCGACATCCGCTTCCAGCTCCACTTCCTGCAGCGGTTCACCGACGGCAACATCCCCGCCGCGTTCGCGAGCGCCCCCGAGTCGTGGGGCCCGGAGCAGATCGAGAACTGGCAGAACCTCTGGGACTCGTTCATGTACGGGGACCAGGAGCGCAAGTCCCAGATCCGGTGGATGCCCGGCGGCTCCTCCATCATGTGGAGCAACGAGAAGGACTTCACCGACGCGTTCAGCTTGTTCTTGATGCGGAAGACCTGCGCCAGTTTCGACGTGGTCCCCACTGACCTCGGGTTCACCGAGTCCAGCAACTACTCCACCGGCGAAAGCCAGGCCGACGTCGCCCACAAGGGCGGCGACCTGCCCCTCATGGAGTACGTGGAGGAGATCCTCTCCCAGTTCCTGTACGACGACCTGCTGCTTCCGCTGAAGTTCGAGTGGGACCGCGGCGAGGACCAGGACGACAGGCTGGTGCAGGCGCAGGCCGACCAGGTTTACATCCAGTCCGCTGTCGTGGGCGTGGACGAGATCCGCGAGATGCGCTTCGGCCTCCCGGTCGACGCGAGCCGCCCCGTGCCCCGGTTCATCTTCGGTGAGCGCCTCGGCCCCGTGCCGCTCAACGCGCTCCTCGCTGTCGCCGGGCCGATCGACCCGGAGACCGGCGCACCGACGGCGGACGCCCCGCTGCCCCGCACGGCTTTCACGCCCGTGGAAGGTGTCGTGCCTGACCCGCCAGTCCTCGGCACGCCGCTGGCCGTCGAGGAGTACGGGCCGTCCGCTCTTCCGCCGATGCCCCCGCAGCAGCCGGTGGCACCCGGCTCCGCACCCGGTGACGAGCCGGTCGCCAAGGAAGGCGAGGCCGCACCGGGGATCACCGCGGACACCGGGATCTACGGCAACCCGCTTGAAAGCGGCGAGGAAGACGAGGATGACGACAAGGCCCCTGTCTCCAAGCGGTTCATGACGACCGGCGAGGCACGGCAGGCAGGCCGGCAGGCCCGTGACCAGGAACTGGCCGCGTTCCGCCGCTTCACCCGCGCACGCCGCAAGGCAGGGGAGTGGCGCGACTTCACGTTCGAGTACCACTCGCCAGCCGAAGCCCGCGAACTGAACCGCACAGGCGCGGTCGCGGTCGCCAAGGCCGCAGGAGAAGTGGCGGTCGCAGGCCTCGCCGTGCTCGCCGCGGACACCGGCCGGGTGCTCATGCTCCAGCGGGCCCTTTGCGACGACGACCCGGCAGCGGGCATGTGGGAGTTCCCTGGCGGTCACATCGAAGGCGACGAGTCACCTCTCGCCGCCGCCTGGCGCGAGTGGCAGGAAGAGACCGGATCCGCGTGTGCGCCCGGTACCCAGACCGGCTCGTGGACCGCGAACGGCATCTACCAGGGCATCGTGTGGACGATCGAGTCTGAGTCGATGGTGCCCGTCCGCGGCGAGACCGTGATCGGCAATCCAGACGATCCTGACGGTGACCAGTCCGAAAGCATCGCCTGGTGGGATCCGGTCACGCTCGACGGCAACCCGGCGGTACGGCCCGAGCTGGCCGCGTCGCTTGACGTCGTGCTGCCGTTGCTCGGCTGCGCCCCGGACGGCGACAGCGCCGAAGTGGCCAAGGCCTACCCCGACGGGCAGTCCTTCGCCAGCCACGCGTTCCGGCCAACCGCCGGCTACCCGAATGTCTGCCACTACTGCGGCACGGGCGCGTCCGACCCATGGCACGACGCCTACCGGGATGTCGCCAAGGCAGGCGATGCAGCCCCAAAAGTGACTGGCCCGGATGGGCGCTAGACCTTCCCGCCGCGGACTACTGGGGACAGCAGATCGCAACAGCCCTGACAACATCGCTCACCGAGGCGCAGGCGATCACGCTGGCTAACCAGTGGCACGCGGCCAGCCCGCCGGCCGGGCAGCCGCAGGTCAAACGGGACGCTGTCACCGCCGCGGCGGTGTGGCTGCAGCCGCACCTGCCGGACCTGGCCGCACTGCTCAAGCCGCACGCAGCCGGGCTGGTCACCGACGGGCGGATGATCGGCGCCGCGTCGGCGCGGGTCATGACCGACGGCGGCCCGGTTGACACCGGGTCGTGGAAGCCCGGTGACACGCTCGCGGCGACGAAGGTACTCGGCACGCTCGGCGTGGATGACGGTACCGCAGGCGACGCCCAGGCCGCGGCGGAGGAGATTGCGCACGGCACGACCGTCAGCCTTGCGCGCGTCCTCGTTGAAGGCGTGCAAGCAGGAAGTGGCGCCCGCGACGTCGCCCGCAGCCTGCTCGCCGCACTAGCCGACAAGGCCAAGGCCGCAGCGGGTGCGCTTGACGAACTGGTCAAGGCCATCGGGCGGGCGGCAGCCGGCTGGTACCGCCAGCAGCAAGTCGAGTACGCCGAATGGGCCGTGGACGACTCACCTAACGTATGTCCCGCCTGTCTCGCCAACGAGGCGGCGGCACCGGTGCCGCTCGGCAGCCCGTTCCCGTCCGGTGACCCGTTCCCGCCAGCTCACCCGCGCTGCCGGTGCTCGGTTATCCCCTCACGCCGGCCACGGCCGGGAAACGGAGACTAAGACGATGACGGTCGGCGACTTCCCCGCGCTCACCTACGGACTTAGCAGCTGCCCGCACGGCATCCTGTTCGGCGGATACTGCTGGCAGTGCTCCGGGTCGGCGCTGCAGTACGCGCCGTTTCCGTCACTTACCCCGCCGCAGGGCTGGCAGTGCCCGGTCTGCTCGCACGTCATGTCCCCGTCGATGACCGTGTGCCCGTACTGCCCGTCAACCCCGCCGCCGGTCACCATGACCACGACCGGGAGCATCGGCGTCAGCACCACGGCGGACTCTGGCGAGGAAGCCGCGCAGCCGGCCGAAACCGAGGCTGGCCCGGCGGACGGCACGACGCTCAAGGTCACCCTCAGCCCCGAGTGGGCAGAAGGATCTGTTGAAGCGCTCCGTGTCCGGCTTGAGGAGGCCATCCGGCCGCTGCGCCGGTGGCCGCCGGTTGCGCCAGACGCGGCGCCGATGATCAGGCTCCCGGAGTACATGGGCGACGGCGGCGTGCATGCCTCGTGGCTTACCTGCGTCTGGCACGAGGTCTTCTCCGGTTTTGAGGCTCGCCTGGAACGTGCCGTGGACGGGCGCGCCGAGGTCCACTTCCGGCTGACACCGGACGACAGCCAGCAGCACGGCTAGTACGGGAAGATGGGCGCATGGAGACCGTGACCGCCGCCTGCCCGAAGTGCAGCACCCCGCTTGAGGACCGGACCCGCTACGTCCGGGTGAACGGCGCCTACACCGGGGAGACCGTCCCGGACCCGTACTGCCCCAGGTGCGAGGACAACCTCTGCCACCTGTACCAGCTCATCTACGGTGACCTGCACTTCTGTGGTTGCGGTGATCCAGACGACGGACGCAAGCTCGTCCGGGACCTGCTCGCGCTCATCCCTCCGCCCGGTGGCAACTGGACATCGAACCGCGAGGCGGTCGCGGAACGGATCGGCGTCAGGGACCAGGACTACGGGACGTGGCACGTTGTCTTGTCGCTGCTGACCCACGCCGGCCTGATCGAGCACGGCACCAGCATCGGCGGGTCGTGGCTCACCCCGAAGGGCGCGCACTACCTCAAGATCATGCAGGCGCATGAGGAAGACGACCTTGACCATGTCGGTTTCCCGCACGACGGCAAAGGGTGCCCGGAGGACTGCCGGCACCGCTAGCGGACCCGCGCCCGGACGCGCCGGTGCCGGTAACGTAGCCGGCATGCTCGACGACTTCGCCCCAACCTGCCCCGTCTGCGGTGTCCCCGTCCGCGACACCGAACTGCACCAGCGGTTCCACGACGGACTCGGCGAGATGGCCCGCAAGGTCTTCGCCCCGGACTCGACGCCCGAGGAATGGCAGCAGGCTATCCGCGAGGTAGCGGAGCGCCACGGGCAGCCGGGTGACCCCTTCGCGGACAAGGCGGCGCAGCGGGGCGGTTAGCGCCACCATGCCCTCAACCGGATCGCGGCCGACGGCCAGCGGCCCGGCTAGTACGGGAAGACGAGAATGGAGCAGCCCCAGTGAGCGCGCCTGCAGAGACCCCGCACGGGATCATGACCCGGGTCATCTGCCCCGGGTGCATAGCCAGGGACATCCAGTTTGTTCCCGTCGAACTCCGCGATGTCCGCGAGGTGTCGCTGAACTCGCTCACCCAGATCGCCGGGGAGCGGGCGAAGGCCGCGTGTCCTGCGCACGAGACGATCACCCTCGTCGGCACAGTTCCCTAGCGCCACCAGGTGCCGTCAGCCCAGTGCCACGGGCTCTCCGGGTGAGGCTCACGCTGGCAGGTCACCGGCTGCGGCCCCTGCTGCGGGTCCCAGTAGACGACGTGCAGCGGGTGCACCGGCTCGACTGGCAGCGGCGGACGGGGCGGCAGCGGGAACAGGACCGCCCGGCAGAACAGGGCATCCACCATTGAGCCCAGTTCCCTGACGACCCGCTCCGGGTCGAGTTCGAGCATCGCGAAGTAGCACGGGTCCGGCGCGGTCATCATCCTGTCAAGCTCACGGTGGATCATGCCTGCGGTTATCTGGCCGGCCCGCTCCGGGGATGCAGGCTGGGACGGCGCTTGTTCAGCGGCTCCGGCGTACATCGGCGGGTCGAGGAAATCCCGCATGTCGCCGCTCATGCCTGCGGCCTCCATTCTGGCTTGTACCCGTTACGGTGACGGTAGCCGTACGCAAGCAGGCGAACGGCATGGTCCAGTGCCCGCAGTGCACCGAAAACGCCTCCGCCGTCATGGTCGCGCGCACCACCGAACATGGTCGCCGCTGCGTCGCGCTCTCGGAGGATGGCAAGCTCTGCATCGCAGCGGGCGATGGTGCCGAGCGGCTGCTGGCGGAGGATGTGCCGGGCCGCGTAGTCGCCTATGACAGCCGCGACGGGCCCGCCCTGCTCGTCCACGATGCCGGTCGCGCCCGCCTCCCACGGCTCCGGGTCGGCTGTCCACCGCAGGCGGATGACCTTGGCGCTCGCAGCCCGCTTATCCGCCTCGATCTCGGCGCGCAGCCACGTCACCATCTCGTTGTCGCTCACGACGTCGGTCCCCATCCGGTCAGGTCCAGAACCGCACCCGCCACGGACTCTGGCGCAGACGGCAGGTACCTGCGGCGGTGCGCTGCCGCCCTGGAGACGACACGGGCCTTGGACTGCTCTGCGTTCACGCTGCGCGCCTCGCTGTAGGCGCAGCCGGGACGCAAGCACGCCCACGCCCAGTACTCGGCGCCGACCTGCCAGGTCCGGTACTCGTGCACCTCGGACACGAGCCCCAAGCGCCGGCGGATGCCCTCGATCCACTCTGCCCGGTCCCGTGCCTCAGCGGCGCGGCGTCGCTCCGTGCGCGCGGCTTGCTCGCGCCTGAGCGCTTCCAGCATCTTCAGCTGAGCCCAGGTGAGAGACGCGCCGTCGTCGTCGCTTGCGAGCGCTACTCCCATTCGAACCTCATCCCTTCCGGCAGGAGCCCGGCGAACGTGTCGTTGACCTGCTCTGTGACCACCGTGACACGACCGCGAAGAGCAGCCTCGTCTGCTTCCCGCTGCCTCGCCGCGTCCTCGTAGAGAGCCACGTGGACCGCCCACTCCAGCCCGGTGAACGGCTCTGGTTCGGGTGGCTGCGGCACGAACGAGCGGGTATGAGCGAGCGCGTCGGAGAACGCTTCCGGCTGCGTGAGCAGGTTGTGATGCGCGGCGCCGCAGGAATCCCGCAGGCACCACCAGTGCCACAGTCCGACGCTTTGCCAGACCCAGCAGCGGTGCACCTCGGCTACGAGCCCGAGCCTCCGCCTGACGCTCTCGGTCCACTCACGGCGGTCCCGTTCCTCGGCGGCGCGCTGCTCGGCGATGCTCTGCTCCAGTTCGGCCCGTGTTACCAGGCCGCGCCAGATGAATGTCGCGTTGTCGATCCACGCGAGGACGTCTGCCGGGTGGTTCCCCAGGCACGGGAAGTTCTCGCAGACGTTGCAGTACTCAGGCTGTTCGAGTGCTTCCGCACGGGTTTCTTCGCTCACGCTCTCATTGTCGCGGAGGTGGGCGCCGTGTACGACCCTGATGTTCCCGGCGCTAACGGCTCCATCGGCCCGGGCCCGGCCGACTATTGCCAGCCGCATGTCTACGCCCGCGATATCACCAGCGGAGCGGGCAACTGCGTGTGCGGGTCAGGGCTCGGCGACGACGTGCACACCGAGGCGGCGCCCGGCATCGACATCCCGGACTCCATGCGCCGGATCTTCAAGGAGGCGGCAGGCGAGCCTCAGCGCTACGTGCTCGGCATCGCCTACCAGGCCGGACCTGATCCCAGGATTGCCAAGGGCCAGGACGGCGGACGGGACTTCTTCACCGCCGCCGAACTGGAGAAAGCGGCTTGGGAGTTCCTTGCGAACGGCCCGCGCACCGGCATGTTCCACCTGGACGGCACTGAACTCGACGGCAACGGCGAAGCGGTCGCCACGGTGGTCGAGTCGTACATCTACCGTGGCCCGGACTGGAACCTCGGAGACGGCCTGGTCGCCAAGTCGGGCGACTGGCTCCTAGGTGCGGTCCTCTCGCCGAAGGCATGGGAGATGCACCAGCGGGGGCTGATCACCGGATGGTCACCGCAGGGGGTTGCGAGGCGGCGTAAGTACCAGGCTGCCGCTTAGTGGCCCTCGCCTTCCCAGTACCAGTGCACGGAATCAAGGTGCTCTGGTCGGCGCGGGGACGTGACGGGCTCGACGTTCACGATCTGCCGCAGGGCCGAAACCTGACCGCCTGTGTACCGCTTCCTGACCGGGCAGACGTGGCACGCCTCAAGGCCGCCGATGACCAGCGTTTTCGCCCGCTCGCCGCTCGGCTTGTCACGGACCTCCATATGCCCGCAGCCGAGTGTGACGCGGATTCCCTGCCAGCTCATTCCCGCAGCGTAGCCCCGCGAGGGAGGCACCGTGACGACTCCCGCCGATGGTGACGAGTTCACCGAGCTTGTCGACTTCCACCCCGACCGGGTCGACCTGGTCGGCAAGGCAGCGAACGGAACCCGGTTCCTGATCGCCAAGCAGGACGCCAGCGCGGGCCTGCTCGATGCGGGTTACGTGCGGTCCCTGATCAGCAAGACATCCCAGGAGGCACCCGTGCCCGACGCAGAGGCGGGGCGCACGGTCCTGCCGAACGGCATCACCCTGTCCGGCTCGCCCGCAGCGGTAGCCGCGTTCATCCACAAGGCCTCCGTCGCCTCCCGCGAGCGGGACGACCCCGCCGCCGCCTACGAGCGGATCCTCAAGGCGAAGTACTCCGCCGACGACAAGCGGAAGATGCTCGCCGCCGGCCACGCCATCAAGGCGCTCGGCAAGTCCTCGATGATCCCCGGCAACTGGAACAGCGACGGCTCGCTCAAGTCGGGCGTATCTAAGGAGGCCGGCATGCCGGACCAAGTGACCAAGGACGCCGGCGACGCTCTCGACGCAGCCGTCGACGACGGGAAGGACAGCCTCGACCCGACCGTCCCCGCCGCCGCGCCCGACGGCCTCGACGACATCCCCGGTGATCCCACAGACCCCGGCTCCCCGGCCTGGGAAGCGGTCGACGCCGCAACCGCCGTCAAGTGGAGCACGATCCTCGCCGCCGGGAAACGGGCCGTCTGCTGGCTGCAAGAGCGGGAGCTGCTCGAAGCGGCCACCGTTGACCCAGACGACCAGGGCAACGCCTGCGACCTCGCCACCGTCCTCGACGCCCTGGACTACGCCATCGGGGTACTCGCCCCGTACGCGGTCAGCGAGCAGTCCGAGGCCGACGGCGGCGCACTGGAGATGGTCGGCAAGTCCGCTGCCGGGCCGTCGTCGCTGATCGAGGCGTTCGTGATGATCGCGAAGGCCGGGCGCGTCCTGTCCAGTGCGAACGAGTCGAAGCTCCGCAGCGCCCACCAGTCGATTACCGACGTGCTCGCGTCCCTCCCCCAGGCGCCTGACGCAGGCGGCACCGCCGCCGTGACCAAGGAGGGGGCCATGCCCCAGACCGAAACGGCGCCCGTCGCCAAGGACACCCCGCCCGCCCCCGCCCCGGCCGAAGCGCAGGCGGCGGACAAGGGACCGGAGCCGCAGCCGGGCACAACGACCGGCCTCGGTGAGCCGAGGAAGGGCGAGCCGCAGGCCTCGCTTCCCGGCGATGTCCCCGGCCGCACCGTCGTCAAGTCCGCGCTCCCTGTCGTCATCTACGACGCCACTGGGCAGCTCGCCGGCATCACCAGCGCCGAAGCGGTCGTGCAGAAGGCTGACGGCGACAAGCAGATGATGGCGGTGTTCGACCAGTCCGGCAACCTCGTCGGTGTGGTCGACGCCTCCAAGGTCCAGCCGGTATCCGGTGCGGGCAAGAAGGACGCCGAGCCGGAGGCCAGGCCGGAAGACGGCAAGGAAGGCGAGCCGCCGGCAGCGGCACCCGCTGCCGCACCCGGTGACGGCCCGCAGCCCGGTCCCGCCGCGGCCGCCGCACCGGACACCGACACCGAAGACCTCGAGCCCCAGCCGTCCGCGGCCGCGGGAATCCCGGCCGATGAAGTCGCCAAGTCCGGCGACCCGAACACGATCACCGCCGCCACGGGCATGCAGGACGTGGTCAAGACCGTAGAGCAGGTCAAGGAGTTCC